CAGTGTTGCTGTAGCTGCCTCATAGTACGGTGCTGTCAAATGACGATACCCGACCCATGTGTTGCCATTGTGTACCATTAGATCCACTTCTGAGAAGTTAGGATTATACCATAACTGTCCGTCTTGTGGCTCGTTCAACGGAGCATCTGAAGAAGCAGCAAATCTTGGATCCGAAGCTGCCAGTGGTTTCCAACCAGAAGCTAGGTAGCCTCCTACTGCAGATTCTGCTGCGTAGAAATTTTCTGTACCTGCTAACGTATCTATATTATAGGCAGTAAATGTGCTGGCCACTGCGGTCCCGGAGGTGTCTGCCAGTCTAAAATCGCCACCCAGTGTGTGACTAATAACCAACCTATTAGATGTTGCACTGATTTCTGTTACAGAAGCAACAATGTTGGTAAATCCAGCTGCGTTGATAGCTGCCGCCATTAGTTCTGCATCTGTGTTAGTGCCCACAGCAGTAAATGAAATTGTTTTAGCTGTGTCTAGGGCCAGTGTGGTTTTCAATGATTCACTGATGGTAAATGTTTTAGCACCTGCAGAGATCGTACCTGTTTTTATAATATTACTGGTGATACTGGTAGTTGCTCCTACGGTGATGTTTCTACGCCATAACCTAAATGTTGCTGTGGCAGGCGTTGAGTCAAAGCCCGATGTTTCTTTGGCATTGGCCTGTGTGAACAATGCGTCTTCTGGAATGCCTGCGCCGCCACCACTGCGATCTAGATAGAATAGAGCTGCTGCGGTATTGTCGTAGATAGGAGCTTCATAGCTGACCCATGATAATGTAGCTGAACTCCAACGTTTGGCTCTCACACGGGCACCATTGTTAGGTTCTGTGGTTTTGATCCACACGCTGCCTGAGGCTGCTCCGCCGACGGTATCTGTGTTTTCACTGCGTTTATAGCTGGGCACACTGGTGTGTGGTTGCTGTGCTAGACGTGGACTTAGATATACACCTGGTGTGATGCCTAAATTAGTCCAGTCGCCTTCTAATAATACTCTACCGTCTGGTCCTGTCGAATCACCCGGTGTGCCGTCTGCTGCTGATCTACCATCGGAATAAATGTATAATCTGTTACTGATAGACTGTGCGCTCACGCCCTGGATACTCGCACCATTGATAGATGCTGCCATCGCAGTAGTAGTTCCTGCTGGAATTAAACTGTTGTTTACATAGTAGGATCCGGTAACTGCTCCAGAAACTGCGGTGCCGCTGACCACTGGCCAACTAATTGACCATTCGTTAGATCCAACTAATACCCATTCACCTGCATCAACCGCAGTTACTCCGCCAGTGGATGCTGGGGCGCCGGGACTCTTGTAATAGATTCTAAAATATTCTTCTTCTGCACCAAAACTAGTGTCACCTTCCACTGTGCGGAAAACCACAGCATAGTCACCAATCTTGCCTACTCCCTCTTTTGGAGCGTTGCCTGTGATCTTAGATGGAAAATCTGCATCTGTGAGTACGATCGGCACCTTGTATGTGAATTTCTGGCCGCCTGCTACTGTGGCAGCAGCACCGTTCCACTCTTGAATACCCCAGGTTGTGGCCTGTGTATCAATCCACCACTGGCCGTTTGTGGGATTCGCTCCCGGGGCGTCAGTCTGTGCTTCTAGTTCATCTAGATCTACATCTGCTCTCACGATGAAAGCAGCGTTGCTTACGCCCAATAAACTGTAGGCTGTAAGCAGTCCGTATTCATTGCGCTCTGAACCATGTACAGGAGTAGCACTGGCTGTTTTCTCAAAGAATGGAACACCAAATGTTTCTGTTAGTTCTCGCTGGCTGGTTATCTTAAAGGCCTTGCCAGCATTGGCCGCTGTGGTACCTAATGCAGTGCCTGTGCCTGCACCATTGGTTTTATCTTGCGCTGTTGCTACTACGATAAGAGGTGTTGTACCAGGTTCTGCTGGTGTATAAAAACTCTCGTCGATTACCGTAACTTGTACGCCTGGTGATTGTAGTGCCATCCCATTTTCTCCTGGTAATAGTTGCTCATAATATTTAGCCGTCAACTGGAAAAATGGATGGTTAATATCAGGTCAAAAGGGGCGGAAAAGGTATAGAAGCGTTAAATATCTGTATGAGACCACTATGCAAGTGCGGTGCAAGGCCCTGTGCTGTGAATTACAAGAAAAATTCCAAGACCTACTATAGAAGTCTTTGTGAAATCTGTATGGCACACGGAGTATACACAGGAGTACCACGGTGGCTACGCAGTGGCTATAAGATGAAATCTCAGTGTGAAAAATGCGGGTTTCGTTCCCCGCATGCGGAAGTTTTTAGAGTGTTTCACATGGACGGCAATCTAGACAACTGCCGTCCTGCGAATCTCAAAACCATATGCCTAAACTGTGCTGGCGTTCTGAGCAAAGAAGGAGTCACTTGGCGTCAGGGTGATCTCGTTGCTGACTATTGATTTCACTGTGTCGTAGAGTTCGTCTATGCTGTGATCGTTGATCAAGACATGATCAAACTCTGTGCCTACCCAAGCAGTCTCCGAAGCATGTATCTTAAGCATTTTAAGATTTTGATGTGCCCAATTATATCCTTGATTAGCTGCCACTGCGGTGTCATACCACTCAGGTAATGGACCACGTTGTACCCAGATGATCCTGCCCCCTGCATTGCGTATACTGGCAATTTCATTAGGAAAACGGCAGTCTGAGATTACCACATGATCCTGTGAATTGCGCAGTTTGTTTTCTAGGCTGGCTATCCATATGTCATCGTGGAATGATTTTCTACAGACTTCTGTGCCCCAGTATTGCAGTACCCATCGTGGTGTAAGCGTGGGCATATCCAAGCGTTTAGCCCACCATGGATCTACTTGCTCTCGCCATTCACGTGCGGCTTTGGTACGACCTTCCAACATGGTTCGGTCCCAACCAAACACTGCTGCCACAGCATCTTTCAGTGTACTGGCAAATGATTCTCGTCTAAATTCGTGGAAGTTAACCAGATAGTCTGCGACTGTGTCCTTGCCGCTGCCAATAAAACCACATACCCCTATAATCATAAATGTCTCCTTACAAAGACAGTATACTATAGATCAATTACAAGGTCAAGAGTTTTTAGCCAATTATCCAAGAATACCCACTGCCGCCGGGCACCAGCTTCATTAGATCGTCTACTAGTTTTTCCATTTCTGCAGCAGCTTCAGTTTTCATAGCAGCACCGTTGAGGCCTGATCCGCCCTGTGGTCCTGCTATCTGTGCGAATTTTTCGCGAGCCTGGCCCAGCATCATCTTGCAGTTGGCCAAGGTATAGTCCTTGATCCACTGTCCAGAATACACATCATCTATGATGGCAAAGTCAGGTTTGGTGTTATAGACCTGTAGCATCACTGACTCCTCACCTCTGGGACGCTGATGTATGATCAATTTATGGCTCTGTGGATGCCATGTGAAGTTTATAAAAGAACCAAACATTTTACCTATCAGTTCTTGATACTGTGAGAATAATTCATATGTGGCCAATCCGCCCATATTAGTCGATGACAACAAATAGGTATTTGAATAGGCCAAGTTAAATGGTTCGAATACTGTGCCACCGGTGCCATTGCCCGTTCTAGATCCCACGCTTCGACGGAATATCTGCCGAACCTGTTGTATTTCTTTGGGCAGTATGTACTCGTTAACGCTTTCAGTTATGGTTAGAAAACAATAACTTTCTTCCACAGCGTTATCTGAACGTTGGCGGAAAACGCCCAAACTGCGATTTAGGGCAGTTTCGTAGTGTATGGGGTCTAGTTCTATGTCGATCATGCCGTCGCCCAGCATGGCCTTACAGTAGTCGAAAACCTGTTGTTTTGCTTGATCAGTTGTGCTCATGATAGTATTTATCGTAGCGGTAAATATATGACTATGCCAAGACTAAGTTTATACAGGCCCCAAAAGGGCAATGATTATCGATTTATAGATAGAACCATCTGGGAAATGTTCCAGGTCGGTGGCACAGATGTGCTGGTGCACAAATATCTTGGGCCCGATGCTGCTGTACAGGGCAACACGCCTTCTACTCCTACATATAACACCGACGATCCCTTTAACATACAGGATCTATTGTTCTTAGAAAATCGTGATCGCAAATATGATCCAGACATTTATCTGCTTAGAGGTGTGTATAATCTCTCAGACATAGATTTCAATCTCAGCCAATTTGGACTGTTTCTGCAGAATGACACCATCTTTATCACTTTCCATATCACAGACACTGTGGAAAAGATTGGTAGAAAAATCATAGCAGGTGATGTCATAGAATTGCCGCACCTCACAGACGAATATGCTCTAAATGATCTTCAGTATGCGCTGAAAAGATTCTATGTCATAGAAGAAGTTTCTAGAGCTGCAGAAGGATTTTCTGTGACATGGTATCCGCATCTGTACAGAGCCAAATGCAAACCATTAGTAGACAGCCAAGAATACAAACAG